CTGTTTCATCTGCCTGTGGGCTAACCATTGATGCACGTGCTGGGTCAAGGTTAGATAGCAAACGATAGGTAGCACCAAGAATAACTAGGTCTTTGCAAGACTCAGGTAATCCAGTTTGTGTTGCAAAGTCTTGTGCGTTAGTAGTAAAAGGAATTGGGTCAGTAGAATATACAACTTGAACAGTACGCCCCGAAGGGATACCATCATAAAGAGAGATAGTTTGACCGCTAGTAAATGCAGTTGAGTTGGCATTACCATCAAAGCGGTATGTGCGAAGAGGAATCCATTCTTTGCTTGCACCTAGCGATTGATATGCAACAGCAAGGATGTTACGAATGTTTAGGGTAGTACCAGTAGCAGGTAATCTAAAGGCTGAGACTGCAGCGTTAGATGTAATTGTAGTTGTCTTTGCTGCAAAGATAGATGAACCAATAGCAGAAATAGTATCGTTGATTGCTCGCTTGATTACAAATCTAGGGAAGGTAGGAGCAATAGTAACCTTAGTGCCTTCTGTATGTGCAGCAAGAGTAGTTCCTAGATATGCTCTACCATAGGGAGCAATAGTTGCAGTGTTACCAACTCTGTCATAGTTATCTATCCAGAATAGTTCTTCATCAATCTCAACAATACCTTTACCTACGCTGTCAGTAGATGCAAGTGTTAGAGTAATTGGCGCGGCAATAGTTGAGGCAGTTGCTGCTACGGCTGCTGTAATGTGAGTAGCACGGTCTTGTTGAAGTGTGTAACCTGAAAGGTTCATTGACACTTCGTTAATCATATCGGTTAATGTAGTCACTATAGAGTCCTTAATGCATCGCTTGCAGATTTACCAGTAGTAGATGCTAGTTCATTACAAACAGCATTAAGACCCTTGTATGCAGAAGGTTGACGATTAGCACTAGCCTTAATGTTAAGGGCTGCGTTTAGACCTAGATTAGATGTGCCTGCATAGACATTGGCAGCACCTTGTGCAGCCTTGCCAGTTGTGCCAGCAAGACGATTTAATTCTGCTGTTAAACTACTACCCGCTGTTCCTGCCATTATTTTTTACCCTTGTTTCTATTAGATATTGCTGCAGCCTTGGCTCTAGCATCAGCCTTAGATGATGCACCCCAAGCCTGTAGAGATAGAAGTAATCTTGTTGGCTCACCATTTGGCTTACGCTCTGGTCCAGGATTGCCAGCCATACGTGCTAGGAAGGATGCCCGTCTAGGGTTGTCTCCAGCCTTTACAGGGGCTTTTAAGGTGCCACCCTTGTATGAGGCTCTGCCTTTGGCATTAAGTCCACCCTTAGGGTTCTTGCCTTCTTTACGTGTCCAGGCTGCTGTCATTATTTTTCCTTAGCCATACTTGTGAGTTTGATAGTAAAACCTCTGATTCGTCCTTGACTATTCCCACAAAAGTATCTATTGACCAGCCTGGCTGGAACTCTATACCTCTAGGGTCTTCCCATAAATAATCATCAAATGCCATAATGCCACCTGGCTTAAGTAATCGCCAAGCAAGCACTGCATCTTGCAACACACCCTCTGCGGTATGGTCTCCATCAATATAGATAAAGTCAAAAGTAGGTTCTTCTACAGAACGTAGATACTCTCTGCTATCCATCTTGTATTTAATTACGTTAGGTCTAAATGCAATGCGTGAGTCATACACACGTTCAACATCTGCCCAGTCCATAGCCTTGTGCTCATCTTCATCTGAGCCAGTCCAAATATCTATATCCTCTAGGATTGAATCCTTTTGAGTTAGTATGTTATCTACCATCCATACAGTTGCATCGCCTGTAAAGGCACCAATCTGTAGGAATCTTAATCCAAACTTGCCAGCAAGTGGAGTAAGTTGTGACTCAAAGTTCTGCTTTGCAGTCATCTCAAACCAGTTAGGATATTCAGTTTGCATAACCCTTGCCCCTACCAAACGCATCGTAATAGTTCTCGTCCATATTAAATCGTTTCATATGCCCTACTGTTGCACCAGTATCACACCAGAGTGGAATCTCTGCTTTGTTTACTACTGCAAAAAAGTAGATGTCCTCACCAGTGAACTGCTTGTTAGCACCCACTTCTGTAAAAAAGGGAACTCCTGGTAGTGCTTCTTTAATTCTTGTTATTACACTGCGGTGCATTAGGCAAAAGCCCATACCAGCAGCACTTACTTTCATAAAGGTATTCTTAGGCAGGGGGTCTAGCCTTCTAATCCCAATACCATCTGCTACCTCAGCAAATTCATATACAGTTGCTAGCGGTTTCATTAGTGGTTGCTCTGGTTCATTACTTGTAAAGTAAACCCCCGTGAGCAATGGTATGTCTTTGGCATCTCTACGATTCCAGAGTTTAAGAAACTTTTCTGGAGTAATCATAACGTCTGAGTCAAGCCAGAGTAACCAATCAGATTTGTTATTATTATACCAGCGATTAACTAACATCTCTCGCTGTTGTGCTATCTGATTGCCGTGTGCTCTAAGAGAGCCACAAAACTCTACGCCTGAGTTTATTAGGGTGTCAACAACACCTTCCATAAACTTGCCATCTACCATACCATTATCACACCAAGCAACTGCTAGCGTTTCTTTCTTTTGTTTAGCCATTGTCCCCACCTTAATTTATTTTTTCTTCTTAGCCATCTTTGCTTCGCTAAGTGCGATAGCAATTGCTTGCTTAGGATTCTTTACTACCTTGCCACCCTTACCTGAGTGAAGAGTGCCAGACTTAAATTCTTTCATAACCTTGCCAACCTTGGCTTGCTTCTTGCTAGGCTTTTTCATTTCTTTTTAATTTGCTTTCCAGTCTTGTTATCGTATTTACGACCTTGTAAAAGTGCTCCTAGGAATTGACCTTGCTCTTCACCTTGGCGTTTGTTAGCAGCACGAGCACGAGCATTTGCCCCTGGTGTGATGTCTGCGCTTTTATTGAAGGCATCTTTCCACGCGCTACCAAAATCAGCAGCAGCACTTCCTACTGTTTTAGCATAACTAACAATTGGTTTAAATACGGAAGTCATATTTGAGTGGTCTCCCGCTGAATTGCGTGTGTGTGCCATTACTTCTTCTTACCCATTTTCTTCATACCCATCTTAGTTTCTTTCATCTTCATAGCCTTTGATTCCATCTTTTCACCAGTCTTGTAGGCTTGCTTCTTGGCTGCCTTCTTACCTGCTGCTGTGTATGGGAATGACATTTTTCCGACTTTAGGCATTATTTGATTCCTGCTTCCTTGAGTTCTTTCATTACGTGGGCGGTTTTTTTGTCTAACTTTCTTGCTTGCACCATAGTGCTACCATCATAGGCTGAGCCTAGTCTTTCAGAGGCATTGTGTGCTGCTTCTATATCTTTTCTTTTTGTGCTATTAGGTTGGATACCCTGTGCTCTAGCACTGCGATATGCATTAAGTTCAGAATTCCATTTTTTCTGAGTAGTGCCACTTGCATTAACATCGCCTCTAGCATCTCCTGCGTTCATTTGTAAACCCTTAGCCTTGCAGCCAAAACATTCACAATCTTCTTCGCAGAATTCTACGCTTACAAATGATGCACTCATATCATATAATGGTTCTTCTGATGTGGCATCACATTTAGTGCATCCCCATAAAAAAACTACTGAATGCATCTGTCCGTCTACTAGGTTGTAACCCTCTTTAATAACTTTGCTGATATGGTCGCAATCCATTTTGTCCCTACTCTGTTATAAAATTAGCGGAAGTCACAATGCCGTCAGCAATCATTGCCGTTCTAATAGCATCTGTAATTCCAGTATGTTGACAGCCACCAATATAGTAAGCAGTATAGTTTGGCAACTCATCTTCAGATGGATATTGTGTTAGTGAGTAAACTCCACCACTAAGGATAATGGTGTAACTCTTTGTCCGTTGTTTAAAGTGTGTGTGCAACCGATGACCACCGATAGGACCTTGTTCCAGGGTTGGTGTTGTCAGTGTGTATGTTGCCATTCTTCTCCTTAGTTAAACTGATGTCAGGCAGTGAGTCGTGTTCGCCGTTCTCACTGCCCAACCTTCAGTCAATTATTAAGCGACTGATGAACCGTTAAGGATACGATACAAGGCTGCTTCGCGGTAACGCTTGAAGCCAAGAACGCCATACCAACCCATTGGGCGGAAACGCATCAATTGGTCAATAACTGGACCGATAACTACGTGTGGCTCTTCAGCAACTGCCTCAGCAAGTGCTTCTTTACCAGCAAGAATTGTGCGGTATACCTTGGCACTTGAAGCACCATCGGTATCATTGAACATACGAGCAGACTCTACGAAGTAGGCTCCTTCATATGAACCAATTTCTCCAGCCCAAATGTTGTCATTTGAGTTGTATTCGTGAGGTAAACGCCATCCACCAGCACCAGTCTCAGCACGTAAATCGTGTGAAACTTCTGGGTGAATACCGCACCAGAACATTGAACCCTTACGAGGAACTGCTAGACCTGAACGCAACTTAGCAACAGCCTTGCGGATGTTAGCAGAAGTGATTGTGTCTGTAGCAGCAATTGTTACTGTGTTAGTTCTTGTGCCACCATAGATGACGTTAGTTCCACCACGAAGTTCAGTCTGTGCGACTGTATCAATTGAGCCTGCAAGGTTGAATGCAATAATGTTAGCAATTGCTGGGTCTACGTCAGCAAGGCTGAATAGTTCCAAAGCACGTGTAACAAGGACAGAGTTACCATACTCAGCAAGAGTAATAGTAACTGATGTAGGAGCAGCAATCTGAACTGAGTCACGCTCAGTTGATTCTGTTAGCGCAGTTGTCTGTTCTGACAAATCTGCGTATAGTTGTAAGACTACTGTTGAGCCAGGGTTTGCTAATTTTGTAGGACGCTTGTCAGCGACTGAACGAATTAGGGGTTCTGAACGCAACGCGAAGTCTAGGAGACGGTCATACGCCTTTTGGACGAGACCTGCACCACCAGCGGTTCCAGCGAGGTTACCGCTGGACGATGTATATGCATTAGCCATTGTTGTTCACCTCCAAGGTGATAGGTATTACTATGTAAATTATTTTTGAGAGTAGATAATTGAACTAAGTTCTTCTGCGGAAGCCGCATTATTAATTCGGTTCAATAAATCATCTGCTCGGTCAGGGCTTGTTCCCAGTTGAGTAACAATATCTTGCTGCCGTAAAGCTGCACGATTAAGTTCTTGCTCTTCTGAAACCTCTGGCGTTGTTGTTAATCCAAACAAGTCTCCATTATCGTCAAGCCAGGTATTAACTGACTCTTCGCTAATTTCTTCCAAGTCTTTAAGGATTAAACGTTGCGCCTTTGGATTTACGCCCTTCTTTTCTAGGACCTCTTTGACTGTTCGCTCACGCTGCGACTTGGATAGTCCCTCAAGTTGCTCAGTGAGTTCCTTGATACGCTTCTCATCGTTGCGCTTGGCTTTTCGTAACTTTTTAAGTAAGTCACTTCCGTCCATAGGCACATCGTTGTCGGTATCTTGGTCGTCTTCGTCTTCATCCCAGTAGTTGTTGCTCATAGCAACCCACCCTTCTATTCGTTGTTAGTTCGCAGGCCACAGTTCAGTTCGGGGAAACTGGCTGGCTCCTACTCTCGGTCTTATACGCTGCACAGGGCCGATAGGTCTGTGTCAGGATTCTATATTTGTCCCGCTCTTGATGGAGTAGTCAATGATGACTTATTAACTCCAGAAGAAGCAGAGAATGCCGCAATTTCTCGGGCACTTAACTTCTCACGTTTTCTTTGCGCTGAAGCTAATTGATTGAATACTTCTTGTTCAGCCTCTGACTGACCATATGTATCCATAGTAGTTCCGTAAATCTGGCTAAGCTTTTCAGATGTTGGAAGAATATCAGCAATAGTTGCATAACCCTTTTGAGCTTCAGCTTGTGTAATGCCTTGAGCTGCTAGTTGTTCAGCCACGCTAACACCAGCTTCTAAGCCTTGGCGTCCAGCTACTACACCAATTTCGGCTGCTGCTACTTGACGTTCAATCTTTTGGAATTGTTGCGCTGGGTCTAGAACATATGCTACTAAATCATTTTGTCCAATACCGTAGTATTGACGTAGTTGTGTTGTTATGGCTGGGTCAGCATTCTTAACTCGCTGAACTGCAGTCACGATACGGTTAGATAGTTCTGTCGGAGACATATCATTTGCTATGAATTGTGAAACATATGCATCGTTGTCAAACTGGTTTAAACCATAAGCACGAAGTGCTTGGCGATAAGAATCTTCTATAGATAAATACTCTGATGGAGTTAATACCTGTAGATTCTTTTTGACACGCTCAGAATTTGCCTTGAATCTTTCTTTATATTCTGGTGTTTCTTGTAGTTGCAAAGTAATCGTTGACTCAGAAGCACCCTCAATAGCAAGTTGTTTAATTTTAGTTACTAAACTTGTAAGACCATACTTAGCAAACCTATCAGCAAGGACAGCCATCGTATCTTGACGCTTTTGCTCATCGGCAGAAAGAAGCGAAGATGATGTTGTAGAAGTTACTGTAGGTGTAGTAGTAGGAACAGGGACCGAAATGCTTTCCCAAGCTCCATAGTAAAATCCACCATTGCCATCATTAAATCTGGCTCGCTTCATTGTTCCGCTTATATCATAACCAGCAAATGTCCCAGCTGGTGGGAACTGTTGATTTTTTCCAGCTGCAAGCAGAGCATCATTTGCAGCTTGGGTTATTGCGTCTTCTTCTAATGCCTTCTTTTCGTCAGCAAGGGCTTTCTCTTCAGCTGCCGCCATATCCGCTGCAAGCTTTTGAGCATTAACAACTGATTGAGGTTGGTATCCAGCTGGAGCTCCACCAATAGTTATTGTTGGAACAAGCTTATTTGGGTCTGTAACCACTGGCGTTGCTGGTTGATTACGCAATCTACGGATTGCTGCATCTTCATACGCGTTATCTATTGCCATTATATGGCCCCTCCAAAGAAGTCAGTAGCTACTTTCAAAGTTAAAGAGTCTACAGTGTCGCGAGCATTCTTGGTTAGCCCCCAAGATGGGTGCGACTTTACAGTTTTTTCTGCTAACCATTGTGGCATAATTGCTGGCTTGCCAGTAACTGGGTCTGTATATTGTAGCATCTGTCTAAATACTGGGTCAGTATATGATATAGAATCTGGGTCTAATTCAAGATATGTTGCCATTGTTTGTTTAATATTGGTAGCTTGAACATCTAATGATAGACCATTTGCTATTCCTTCAGCATATGCTGGAAACGCACTAGCAGATAGATTTCTAATTTCTTTTGCTATATCTTCAGCGGTTGTAGTTCCAGAGAATAACTGTGTTGATTTATTATTCCAGTAATCAGCACCTAGTAAGTTACCCACACCGAACTCGTTAGCTACTGCTTTTAATTCATTAATACCACCAAGGATTGCTCCTGCTGGTGTAATAGTTTGACCTGATTTAATGATAAGTGAATCAAGTTGGTTATCATCTAGGCCTTTGTTATAAGCCTGCTCTGCTTGTTGTTCTGTTGCCGTAGTCCATTGAATACCAGTAGCAGTTAAACGCTTCTTTGCTTTTAATTTATAAGACTCTAGGTCTTGCTTATATACATCAGGTTGATTGACAGCAGCTTCCTGGCGTGTTCTGGCAAGACTGTTGTTGTTTCTGTAGAAACTAGATGCTAGAATATATGACTGGAAAGATGTCATATCCTCAGCTTGATATGCGTCCCAGGCTTTTTTAAGGTTAGGGTCTGTTTCCGATAGGGTTAAAATCATTTGCAGCAATGCTGCTTGTTCGTTAGTTGTGTCAGCCACTACATTCCACCCGCCATAATCTTATCCATATCATTGGCAAAACCCAATGCCTTGGTCAACTTAACTGAATCTGCCTCAGTTACCTTTAGCTTTTCTGACAATTTAGTAGTTGCTTCTTCTGCTGTGAAGCCAGGAGTGGTAACAGTCTTAACTTTACCACCAACCTTTTCAGTTGTGGTAATTGTTCCTTGAGCAATCTCAGCTTGCCATTGCTTTACAATTTTAGAACGAGTCTTTTGGTCTGGTAGTTTACCAGTTTCAGCATATGCCTTATCTACAAGTTTGCCTAATACAGCATCATCATATTGTTGCACATTTTGACGTGGAAGATTAGCAGTTGTGCCATCACCTGGTAGATACTCTGCTAGTAGTTGGTTATTTAATTCACCAAAACTTCTAGCATTAGAATATATATCCCCAAAATACCATTCTAAATTGTTCTTTAAATCTGCAATATTCTTTGAAGTCTTGCCAAGTTTTTTCATTGTAATAGCTAGTTGATTCTTTTGAGCCTTAGAGAATGTATTAAATAAATCCTCCCCGACGGCAATGGTGTCTGCAGCTGGAGATAACTTAATCCCTGCTTTTTTAGCAAGGTCAGTTACTCTTTTCGCATCAAACCCAACTACATCATTTGCTCCCATTTTATGCTCCAGGCTCTTCGTATACGAAATCGAACTTATCGTTCTCAAAGTATCTTGAATAGAATTTATCAAAGTTTATATCAGCTGCACGCATTTCAGCAACAACTGAAGCAACTTTTCTACGCACAGAAGAAGCTCTTATCGAATCAATTGTTGTGTTCATACGGTCAAGCTTATCCTTGACTGTATAGCGGAATTTCAAGTAGTCAGCAATCATATGAAACTTTGGTTGCTTGCTCAAATCTTTCCATAACTTATCATCATTAAGCGCAACCGTTAAGGCTGTAACTGTAGCGGCTTGACGGCTTCCAGAGCCGCCCTTAGATTGAGCTTCATACTCTTGCCACCACATATTGTTCTGTTCTTTTTGTGCTTCAACAAAGCTAGCTTGATACTTCTTCATAATTGTATCAGCGTATTGCCCATTCGGATTTATATTTGCTCGACTAAGTTCATCACCTATGATTCGTCTTAAAGCAAAGTAATCTTTCCAACCCTTGCCAACGATAGCTGACCGAGTGGCATCAAATGCGCCAGAGATATCTCTGAATTTTTTATTACCAGCTCCAGGAATCTTTGTATCTTGAAGGTATGCCTGAGCAGCGCTAGAGAAAGCATACTCATCATCATTAAATATGGCTCCAAGAACAGTAGCATTGTCAGGTCCAACTGCTGCCATAATGCTTTTGACCCCGCCCATATTCTTTTTAACAAGAGCAGCTGCGGTAGCATCTGGGTTTACACCAGAGGTAGCATCAGATAGTCTATCCATAAACATATAAGCATCAGGGTAGTCTAAGCTGAATTGCTCAGCACCAGCATCACCAAATTTAGTCTGATACTTGTTTAAGATATCAACATATCCAGATACAGAAGTGACTACACGTCCCTGAACTGGTAGAGTAGCAGCACTAATTGTTCTTAAGATTGAAAGATATACTGCACGCTTTTCAGATTCTTTTGTAATGTCCTCAAACTTTTTAACACTTGGGTCTTTGCCATTCTTTCTGACATACTCTTCCCATAGTTGTTGCTGGAACATATAAGAATCTTTATTAAACTGGTCTCCAGTTTTGTTAGAAGCTTGCCATAGCTGGAATAATCTACGACCAGTATTAGGAGTCAGTGCATTAAGAGAGTTTCTTTGGACACCAAATGGTAATACTTTATCTGTAAAATAGTTCTCGATATTATATGTCTTGGCTATCTGGTTTACACTAGCAGCAGCAATTGGACTAAATGATATTAAGCTTCCACCTGTAGGATTATCTGGATTAAACCATTCGACAGGTAGGCGGCTTTCTAATCCTAGGACACCAAGCTTGACAGCCATATATCGGTTGCCATTAGCATCTTCTTCTACCTGTCCTATGCGTTCTGGTATGGTAGAAATCATCATTTTCTTGATAATGAAATCAGGATTGTCCATAGTAATACGTCCGTATGCACGGAACTGTTCTACAACCGCAGGAAAGAACGCAAGGATATAGTTAATAAACCCTGAATAGTTCATATCGCGGTGAAAAGAGTTCATCTTTTCTTTGTATTCGTTAATGGCAAAAGCTCTTGCATTTGCCTCAAACTTAGAACGATTTATTGGAGTCTTAGTAGCATTAGCTAACCAGATTTGGTTTTGTAGTTCTTGTTCATACTTAACTCTAAAGTATGGGCTAAAAGCCAAACGTGCTGTTGGAACTGTAGACATCCAGACTACGGTATCTTTTGCTTTTTGACGGAAATCTCTTGATAAAGAACTTGCTCCAGTCATATCATCTACAAGGTCTCCATATACTGGTGGACGTTGGTTGATATCTGGGTATAGTTTCTTAAGGGCTACCAAGTCTAGCTTGTCAGTTATAATTAAATCACGTATAGCCTTAGATGGGGCATACATATCCAAAGGAACTTTAACTCTTTCGTATACCTTTGGTGCATCGCGTAGATTCTCACTGAATCTATCTAGATATTCAAAACCTTCTGGAGAGCGAAGCCAAGCAACAACTTCTTTCTTGGATTTACCCTGCATAATTAATCGAGCAACTGGGTCGAATTTAATCTTATCGTTTAGAATCTGAGACCAAGACTGTAAATGCTTTACTTCATCAGTAGGGAGAACTACCCCAGCACCAGTGCGTCCACGGCGAGCAGTTTCAATTTGAAGTTCTCTTACTCCAGCAACCGCTGCGCGTAAATCATCCTTCTGAGAAATCTTTTGTTTGTATAGAGCACCAAAACGACCAGCAAAAGCTGACTCAAATGTTTCGCCATCTACTTTAGTGGTAGGACGGAATACTCTTTTTTCTTTAATTCCAGAAACAAGCTTATTTTCGCTTTGACGTAGAACGTCAATGGTAGAAGCTAGAGAATTTCGTAGGTCTACATCTTTTTGCAGTGCTGCTGGAACTACCTTTGGCGGGTTCTTCACATCATATTTAGCCTTGAGCAGCGTTTTATCATATACGTCAAGGATTGTTTGACGTGCTGTTATATCTTGACGAACTTTTTTAATATTATACTTTGGATTTGATACGCTCTTTGCCCAGGAACTTACCTTAGCAACAGTATTTCCACTGTTAGCGATACTATCTACAATATCTTGACCAGCATACTTGAACATATCAAATATTGCTAGGTCTCCCCAAGCTCGGATATATGAGTCTTTGATAACGTTAGCTGGGTAACCAGTTCTTAAAAGAGTTCCAGTCCTCCACAAGCTGTTTAATTCGTCAGCTAGGTAAACAAGATTATCTGTTCGTTGTTGAATTTTTGTTGTATTACCATAGTTCTTACTGAAGTCTTTCAATACTCCATCTACAAACTTCCAGTCAGGCAAGATTGCTCCGTTTGCTAACTGAGTTATAAGTTGAGCATCTGCGATTAGTGGACCTGTAGGGTCTTGAGGGTCGTTCATATAACCCTGTTTTAGTTCGCGAGCAGTAACTGCTTCATCACGCAAGCGGCGATGAGAAGTATTATACTTTTCAATAGCCAATTCAATTACGGGAACTGAAATGCCATATTTAGCTGCGATAAGTTTCATACCAGTAGAAACATAGTTTTCTATAACTGCTGTTTTTTCTACTTCAGTTCTGGCCTTAAGCCAGTTATCCATAATCTTAACGTTTTCAGTTGGTATTGAAGCTCCGTGTTTTTCAGCAGAACGAAGGCTTGTCTGCATTCTTACAGTTCCATTAAGAGGTTCGTTGTAGTTAATAACCTGACGTGGTGCGTCATCTGTCATTCTATCTAATCCACGAATTGGACGAGATAAAGGATTCTTTTGGTAGAACCATTGGTATGTCTTACCAACAGTTGTTTCCATAGAAGCAATATCTTTAGAAGCTAAACCACGCGCTGCATTTTCTTTAGCAAAATCGTTTCTTACTTTTTCTACAACAGCCCATTTGGAAACTGTTCTATTCTTTAATTGTCCTTTAAGGTCAAGGGCATCATTAAGCCAGTTTACTTCCTTCTTTAAGGACTCAACTTCAGCAGCTACCATATCTATATTAGACTTAAACCGCTTGGACATAACAATGGTTTGTCCCTTATATTGCAGAGAAAATATTCCATTCGTATTTACATATTCTAAAGCATCATCTAATCTAGTTAGTTCGGCAAACTTGTCAGCTCTTGTAAGAGCAAGGTCAGCATAAGCATTAGGGTCGCCGCGACCAATCTTAATAATCTTAGCTTGAACTTCTGGAGTCTCGCCAGCCAGAAGAGCAGCAGCCATTTTTCCAGTTTCGCTATCAAACTCTTTTCTTTTTACAAGAGTAGATACGTCATTCTTCTGATAAAAATCAAATACTGGAGTATACGGTGTTTTTTCCCCAGCTAAAGTTCTGTCAATTAAATCTATGTCAGCAGCTAAGCGCTTTCCAACTCTGTCTGCTTCAGTTTTACTATATATCTTTTTAGTAATGCCGTGCATTGGTTCTGTAATTGGACGGACAAAACCTTTTCTAGCAGCTATGCCAACTCCGCGGGCAGCAAGAACGTCAGCTCCTAAAGTTCCTTCAGCTACAAAGTTAACAGCTCCAGAAGTAATAGCTCCGATACCTTTAGTTGTATCGCCTAATGTATTCCAAGTTGTTATTTTTGCTGCTGTGTGAACAACGTCTCTGCCAAGATTATATTTTTCCTGCCCTACATCTGTGCTAGAAAATTTAGCTGATTTATAAAGCGTATCACTAATTGATTTTCCAAGGTCAGATTGTGCAGTTTCTCGAGTAAGTTTACCCACTAGGTTAGCACCAAGTCCAGCACCAATAACTGTTCCAGCAGGGCCGAAGGCTGAGCCTAAAACTCCGCCAATAACTCCACCAGCTACCATTGTTAGTCCAGCAAATAGTCCCATTGCTGCATCTTGGTCAGCTACATCTCTGACAAAAGCATAGTTCGAGCGAAGATTTTTTTGTCCTGCTTGTAGAACTTTAGTAGCTCCACCATCTGTAACTTTATCTATTCCTAAAACAGCAGCTCCAGTTGCAGCTCCAGCTGCAGCGCCAACAGGGCCACCAACAAGGCCAATAGTTCCGCCAAGAAGAATTGGGTTAGCTTTGCTAACTACGTTTAGAGCACCTTTACGTCCAGCTTCTAAAGCATTATTAGCATCATCTTGCCAACCACCAGGATTTTTTGGCACGTTTTGAGCAATATCTAAACCAGTGCTAAATGGAATTCGACCATCACGCGATGTTGGCAAATTTGATACAGGAGTATTTTTAAAAACACCTTGAGTATTGCCAAGAACTTCCCAGCGATTTATCAAATTATTGTCCTTAGATATTGAATATAATCTTTGGTCGCTTGAGAGGTGTCAGGTTGACTTCCCCAAAATTCTAAAATTGGATAGTAGTTGCGAATCATATCAATATCTGGGTCTTCACTTTGCTGTAGTGGAAGATTCATTGCCTCAGGTCCAGCGCCTGGTCCTACTGGAGCACCATTAAATATTGGCTCATTAGGATTTTGAGTTGGGGCCGTGATGGGAGTTACACTAGGAAGCGAAGGACCAGTTGATGGGGCAGTTTGTGGCATAGATGCTACTGCAGCGTTGCCTTGTGACTGTTGTTCATTGATGGCTTTATTCATACCGTAAGCATAGCCAGTTGCTTTTCCGCTTTGTCCAGCTCCACCTGTTCCAGATATGTTAGCAGGGTTATTCTGTTTAGCTGTTGGGCGTAAACCACCACGATTTTCTTGCATTGCCACGGTGTCTCCTACTTAATATGTTTAGGTTGTGATTTTGAATAGTATGGTCCAGCTGTAAATGCTGTTAACTTAGCTGCAATTTCCATTGCTTCATATGCATCGACTCCAGCGTGTAATGCACCAAGTGCATATGCTGCTCCAGAACCTGCTGCATAGACTCCGTGTTCAGATTTAGATACTGAGCAATCTTGGTCTACATCAAATATTTCTCCATTGAGTGCAATAATAAACTGAAACCTAAGTTCTTTATTATCTTCATCAAAGTTATATCCGTTATCAGTCAAGCACTTGCGAAGCGAAGGCATAGCCTTTGCAATAATAAAGTGGTATAAATCTTTTTTCTCTAACTTAGTTGGAACTGGTGGTTCCCATATATGTTGTGCTACATCGCAAGGTAGAACTTCACCTGAGCCAGCAATTAGATATGGACCTCGGACCGCAATCTTTTGAACATTAGGATGTGAATATATAAATCCACTACTATCAGTTGTCTGACTATCAGCAACAATAATTGCAGCGTCTTTATGCTCGATACCAATTATCGTTGTCAATTTGTCCCCTTCTAGTTTTAAAGTTTTCTTGTGCTACGAACGCTTGCTGTAGGTGTTCCGCTTCCAGTAATTCCTGAAAGTAAACTCATAATATCTGGTGGACCAGCTTGAATTTCTGGAGGAGTAGTGCCTCCTACTGGGGCTCCAACGGGAGCAGGGGACGGTTGCTCAACCGCTTGTGGTGCTCCAGCAGGAGGAACCGCTTGCTGCTGAGGGGCAAAGGTTGCTTCAATTGCATCCTCAAGTGCCTGTCCCTTTTGGCGTGCCTTTATGACAGCAGCAATTTTACGCACTACTTCAGAAGCATCCTGGCCTTGAGTAGCCATCTGTGGAATTGCTTGAGTGTAGGCGGTAAGTGAACCAAGTAACGCTTGACGCATATTCTCGATTTCAATTTTTTCTAGTTCTGATGTGACGTTAACTGTGAATGGAAGTTCACGCATAGCCATATCCTTGGAGATTAATCCACCACCAAGTGCTTGTAACATAAAAATAAGACCTTGAGCTGGGTTAAGGCCAGCAAGCATTCCGTAACGAACATCAGCTGAATAATCTTGCTTAATATCCTTAACTGGCTTATACGTTACTTCGTAAGGTGAACCTGAGTCAACACCACGAATTGTCTTTTCTTCAGAGTAGATTGTTTCATCAACTTCAAAGCATAGGCTAATAACATCACGTAAAGCTGCAGCAAATATTGCTTGAGCTGATTTAACCTGGGTATCAAAAGCTCCCATAAGAGCTTGAACGCCTTGGCCAGTAACAACTGATGCGTTGATATTTCCTGTGCGTGATTCTGGATAACGAGAACCAACACGAAGTTCTTGATTTAATAATGATTGTTCAGTGAATGCACCTGCTGGTATATTTAAATCTACACGACGAACACCAGCTGGGTTAGATGTGCGGATAACCGCATCGCCACCAAGTTGTAGTTCTTGAACATCTTGTGGAAGAACTATAGGTGCCTGAACAGATTTCTCTGCAGCTTCCATAGCTAGCAACGCAAAACGGTTACGAAGAAGTTGAATTCCTAAGATGTCATCAAACTGTCCACGAAGTTCTCCATCAATGGATGGCTTACGTGCAACAACAACCATCATCTTACCAAGTGGATTGCTTGCTTTAGATAGAACAAGATTCTGTTTACTTGGGATATAGATGATTGATTGGTCTTTATCGTAATAGCGAATCATTTCAACCTGAGTATTGAGGTCCTGCTTGTAGCCGTAGCCACCAAGTAGTTCACTCTCATAGTCAGGAAATTGTGCAACAAGTTCGCCAAGTGACATTGTGTAACGTTTTGCAAAAGCAATGCATCGACCATAGCGGTCAAATTCAGGATAAGCACCTATTGGGTTTTCTATGCGGATGCGAGGCAGATTGCTTTCATCGTCCAGTTCAATCATAAACGGAACGAAACCATATGTGATATACCAGTCAGCACCTGAATACATTTGAACTGCAAGGTCTGAGTGGGCAAAGTAATTAGAGGCAATACGTGTGCGCTTGTCAGCAAACGTTCTTGCTCTATCGGAAACCTGATTAGCTGCGGAGCAGTTTACGGCAGGAAGCGGAGCCATAACTTCAGATAGGTCGCGTGCGACGATATCAATAAAGTTTGCTACTACGTTAGCATCTACGCCATCTGGAAAGAAGTCTGGGTATACCTCAGCAATTTTACCTTTACGGACAGCAAGGACGTCAAGGTTGCGAGCATCACGTTCGTGATTACGATAACGTAGAGATTCAACTCTCGCTGTCACCTGTTCCATTGTTAATGCCATTGTTGTCCTAACGATTGATTAAAAAAATTATTTAATTTGATTGCCATTTTTGGTGTAACGGCGACCTTGTAGCACGGCACCTTTTACTTGACGGTTGGCTTCTTTATATTCTTTGCTTTTTACACCATATTTATTTTTAACAGAGTTTTGCTCAGTAAATTCTTTTGACATATTATCAAAGTATTTTTCAAATTTATTAACTAAACCATATACTGGGTTTACATTTTTGCCACCCTTGCCACTAATGCCACCAGTTGTGCGTTCTCTCATTTTGCTTCCTAACAGTTAAAGGGAAATTATTTTTTTAATTTTGGTTTTGGAATTACAATAGCCTTGGGAGCCTTAGGAACTTTTGGTTTAGTCATTTCTGCAATAATTTGTTTTTTAGCCTTTTGAAATTCAGGTGCTGACAGACCAAAAATTTTAGCCATTTGAGCGTCTGTTTTACCAAATGCAGGATTATTTATAGCCATTCATTTCTCCTTAGTTATAAGTTTCAGCCCATTGCTCTGCAAAGGCTTCGTCTAAATTAATTCCACTACGACCAGCGACTTGCGCTCTAGTAGCCCAACGATTTTTTTGGTATCTTCCAACTTTGCTTGAAGATTGCATTAGTTCGCGGACGCGGATGATTGCAAACCATAAAGCCATAACACAGTCTGTTGGGTTCTTGGTGTCAGGCTTCCAAGTAATGAGTTGCTGTGTAAGAGACTTAAGTCCTTCAGAGCCTTCATTGCTTGGCATTTCTATGATGTTATTATCTTGGAAGCGTCCATCACGAAGACTTCCAAAGAGGCTAGCCATAGAGGCTACACCGAATGATACGTCCCACTTGTTCTTGCCAGTGAAGTGTGAATTTAACTGGCATCCGTATTGAGCCAAGAAGTTCCGCAAGTCATCATCCATAGCATAGTATTTTTGATGTGCGTTGATTTCGACTCTAAACTCTTGAGGCCTATACTTCTCGACCCATTCGTGAATGAGTGCAGTTTCTTTCTGTGGAGTTGGGTCAACCATATTGACACAATCCAAAACATAAATTTTTCCATCAGCCCTATTGTAAGTAACAGCGACAAAGGCGCTTCGTCCAGTTACAGCAGGGTCAAATCCTATTACAGTATAGGTCGACTCGATGTTCCGTGGATGTCCTGGAGTATCTGCCTTAAGGGGACCACGCTTGCGCATCCCATTGACGCACCCTGCGACAAGGGCTGGTGCAAAGATTGAATCTTCTTGAACGTCTTCCTGTTGGTAGACCATAGCCCAGACCGACGGAGCAACCTCAGACCTTCGAGTAAAGAGGCTGGGTCCATCCCACTTAGGGTAGAGTCCGTCTTCTCCAACTTCATCAATCTGGTTCTCCTGCATCGTAGTCTTTGGCCAGAGCGTCTTCCATTTGCTTGGGTCTTCATCAAACTCAAGAACGGCTGGCTGTGCAAAGTAAGTAAAGGGTGACTTGCCACCTGTCCATTGGTCGCCATCACGAATCATCTTATAGAGGTCAATTGGAGATACGCGGGTTCCTACAACAAGAAGTTTACCGTGGCGTCCTAGACGCGTGATAACTTCCTTCTGTAGCCACTCAATCTGTTTCTCCCACTCGTGGGCGTTGCTTCCCATAACCACGTCATCAAGAATAATCAAGTCAGCACGAGCTCCGTAAATCTGGGAGCCAAAGCCTAGAGCTTGGACGGTAGGGTCTTTCTCTCCTGAGTCACGGCCTGTGCCTAGGTAAATCATATCAGCTGACCATTGTGTAGCGTCAGCCTTATATCCTCCGTTAGGTCCGAAGGCTACTTGGAGTTTTGTATAGGCTGGGTGTGAGAGTCTGGTCTTGATTGCTCCGAGAAATTTTCTAGCCATTCCTTGAGTCTTGGATACAACGATAACTCGAGCGTTAGGATTAGTGACGATTTTGTAGACGACGTAGTTCGTCGTGATGACCGTCGACTTGGCGTGTTCTGGGGGAACATTGATGAGGACACGGTTCGCCGCTCCTGGTTCATATGTCATAGATGGATGTAGCCATCGCGGCTCGCGGCCCTCGATTAAATCAACCCAGTCGAGGTGATGGTCAAAGAGCTTGGTATCTAGGAACTGCTCCGAGAAGTCGGGGAAGGAAATGTTAGCCAACTCTTTCAAGTCAGTCTTGATGCCTTTACCCTCTAGGCGGGCGCCCTCGGCGCGTTCCTTGAAGTCAGGGTCAGATGCTACCCATTGTCTAAATGCTACGTCAGAACGTCCCACAGTGGCCATAGCGGCCGTTATAGTCTGGCCCTGAGCTAGGACCTGGAGGACCTTTTCCTGGGCCTCGCGCTTCGGGATATTTTGAATCCCTGGCTTTCTACCCATCAGTTTGTCCCATCATTTACAGTCATTTAGCGCTAGCCGCTTAACGGCATAGATGTCCCATTATATATATTATTATATATTATATAGGAGGAGCGGAGTCTTAAACGGAGCGACTCCGTATATATATTTATATACTATAGATAACCTGTTCAAAGTGCAAAAGCGAACAAAAGATACGGAAAAATCTTTAAAAGCCCTGGTCAGGGCTATAGTTTTAGACATATATAGGGGCATATGACAATATAACAGAAAATTATTTAGGGATACTATAAACGTTACGCGGGCGCAATCTTAAGCATATGGGGTCAAAAGTCGATAAATCGACATATAGATAAAGAGATATAGCGGTAAATAGATTAGTTGATTAGCCGACTATCTACCGACAAGTAACATTACTCGCGGGTAACATAATAATAAGTTACTGACGGGTAACATAATAAGTTACTCACCAGTAGGTTACTCACCAGTAATCGAACAGGTGTTCGGTGATATAACTCACACCGCTTGAGCGTCTTACTATATGAGATTATCCAAAATAGATTAGGTGAACGGGGGAAGGTGTGGTATCCTTCGGGTGTCAATTAAATATGGGTTAATCCAAAACAAGCGACACGCCGAAGAATTATCAAATTTGACTTTCCAAGTTAAGTGTGAGATACTTCGGTTACAAGTTAATAAGCAAGAAGTTCGGGTGGCTTGATTAGTTACCTAGAAGAAGCGGGTCGCCCGTGGGTATCACGACTCGCCCGAACTTCGGCTTAACTTGTATATTAGAATTAAGTGTGTTAGACTTAGGCAATACCTAGAGAGAGGAATAGATTATGTATAACCCCTACGGGGGGAATATCGTAATGCCACCTAGACAAGTTCGGGGAACTAGCACAAGGCTAGGCTCTCGCGGGTGGCGTTTAACCGACACAAGCCACGGCAAGGCTATGCGACGCGTTCGCAAGGCTACCGCCGTTGCGGGTGAGAGGATACTCCCGACCCTAAGTGATGAAGAAGCAGAATTGGCTATGGCACGACTTCGCGACCAATTAGATAGCGAGCGCACGCACCTAACCAATAACAATATCCATAACAAGTAAGATAGTCGCGCCCATAGTGGCACGGATAGTGGTCGGTGCGAGTCCGACACGCGACACGCCGATTAGTCAAGATACTTGACAAGTCTGCCGTAAGTGTGATACACTTACGCAAGTTAGAGAGGATAGGATATGCTAGAAGTAATTATCCTAGTGGAAACACTAGCGATTATCGCCTTGACGGCGAGAGTCAATAGGCTAATGGGAAGGCGAGAGTATCGTGGGAGATAACCTACTACTAGACCTAACACCTAGACAAGTAGAGATAGTGCGACAAGCACTACGACTACAAGAGGAAACGCACAAGCGCAACGACTTCAAGGTATTAGAGATAGAAGCACAAGAACTTCGCTCTCATATATCCAACGCCTTGCTAGATAACCAACGGAACTTGACAAGGGCATAGAGATATGCTATACTACAACTATGAAAGAGAGGGGGTGTAGATATGGAAGATAAAGATGAAGAACTAGAGTGCCACGATTGTAGTAATCCCGCCGACTTGAACTTAGAGATTAACGGCGACTACTATTGTGAAGAGTGTGCTAATGCTTGTGATAATTGTAGAAGCGTTGAACCTATGGATAGATTACGATGGGTTAGTGATAGCCTATGGTGTGAAGAGTGTTCTACCGAGTGCCAGCGTTGCGATACGGGTATGGATAGAGATGATACTTATAGCGTAGATGATGAGTATTGGTGTCAGAGTTGCTATGAGTATAACACCTTCTATTGTAGCCAATGCGAAACAAGTTATAGTAATGACAATGATTACTCTAGCGTAGGTGATGATACTCTATGCGATAGTTGCTACTCCGATAGTTGCTACTATTGTGATGATTGTAATGAGAGTTACTACGATAGCGACCCTTGCGAGTGTCGGGAAGCCATTAGTGGTCGCCCGTGCCGTTGTCGCGCCATAGTTCACGACTATAATTGTAAGCCACCCGTTACCTTCAAGGGTGTGTCTAAGCAGGGTGTATATCTAGGCTTCGAGTTGGAGACAGTAATTACTAACGATAGAGCCTTCG